GCGGTCCCTGGCCCCATAGATCAAATAGCCCACAGCTGCAGCACGCTCCCTCCCCGTGCCAACGGGCTCAACCTTGGGCTTCAGTAGCAAATGCTGAATGTCATTGAACGTCTGCCCCCGCACGTTTTTGATATTCCGCTTCAGGCACTCAGGCCGCCCCGGATGTACCCGCGTCAGGATGGTCAGAAAGTGGTTCATGGATGCACCCCAATCAATTCAAAGTCCCTGCCCCAAAGGTGGCCCCGCTGCTGCCTGATGAAATACGTCTCGATGTCGGGCAATCCCTTTTCCCTGACGATCTTCGAAGTGGGATCATTGTCCATCGTGCGCCTCTCGAAATGCAGCACATGGGCGTCGCGGATCATTCTCAGCTTGTCAATCGAAATGGCGAAATCGGGGAGCTCCACGTCCGCGCTGTAGCTGACATAATCGGGACAAAGCACCTGGCGGTCAGGGAAGCGGTTGATGAAGCCGTTGCCGATGAACGGGAAAGCCGCCATCCAGCCGATCTTGTGCCGCACGACCTTTTGCGTCATGGTATGGTTGTTCGCCAACACCCCGTCGCCATCGGGAAACAGGCGATACATTTCAGCAACCAGTATCTCAACCGTGTCCCGCGTCACGCAAACATCATCCCCGGTGGCGAACAGATGCCCCTCACGCTTGGCAATGGTATTGATGCCATTTACCCATCCCAACCGCTTGGGCTCGAACATCACGACAACCTGCGGCTCCTTGCCGTACAGTTCGTCAAGCCGCTTCAGGATGGCGTCGTTCTCCTGGACCAGAACCACGATGCTCGTGTTCCGATAGGTGCTGGTCAGGAAGGTGTCAATCGAATCGACAATCTGTTCACGCAGCCCCAGCGTTGGGATCGCTACGTTCACCTGGACATTGGAGGCTGCCCGGTAAACCTTGCCCGACTCAATGGGGATGAACTCGTTATTCAGGACGCGGTTCAAGTAGGCCCACTGCGGGCCGTAGTACTTCTCGAAGTGCTTGTTGGTAATTCTCATGCGCCGCCCTTGACTATCACCCCGATCCCCATTTGCCGGCCATAGAACTGCTTGACGTTGTGCTTCTGGATGGTCATCATCAAGTCGTTTTGGTTCTGGGCCAGCAGTTCCTTCCAAAACCGCATAACGTCTATCGGCTCCTTGTCCCTCGGCTCGATGACGCTGGCCACATCGTGCACGACAATAATATGCTCGGTCAACGGGCCGTACATCTGATAATCGGATTTCACCCCCTCGTAGGTGTGGCAGCCGTCAATGAACAGGAGATTGATCTTCCTGCCGTTCAGCTTCGACATCAGGGCGGCCAACGTGCCGGGATCTTGCGAATTGCCCTTGATGTCGGGAGTGCCGGCCATGTCCATGCTGATGTACTCAGCGTTCAGCAGTTGCTCGTAGAATGCCTTTTGATGGCCGGTCCATACGCCTATCTCGACAACGATGGGCCTAGCAATGCCCCGCGATTGAAAGTAGGACGATGCGAATTCCAGGAACGCTTGCCATTCGTCAGGCTGCTGCCCGAAGCCCACGATGGGGAATGAATTCAGAATTTTAGTGAACAGTTTTAAGTTCATGCGGCTCTCTCCTTTCGGCGTGTTTGCGCCAGTATAGTTTGTTGTTTCGTTCGCGCAGCCTTTCCATGGTTTCCTTGTCGAAGGTGCTTTTGAACGTCACCCCGTGCTTGTGGTAGACAAACACATTCAGCAGGATGACCGTTTTCCAGCCGGCCAGCCTCGCCCTGTCGCAATAATCATCATCGTCCCCGTACCCCGGGCTGAAATCCTCATCCAGCAGCCCCACCTGTTGCACCATGCGCTTATTCATCAAGACGCAGGAGAATGGAACGCATGATGCTGTTATTTCCCGGTGCATGGGCGGCAGAGCGTTGTGGTATTCGGCTGGATCGCCGACTCCGGCATACCCCGTCAAGGGCAGGATGCGCGGGCTTTGATAGCATTGGATTTTCCCTGTATCGGTCAGCACTCCGATAATCCCCGTGCGCGGGTGCGAGCATTGAAAGTCAAGCAACTTGTCCAGCCATCCAGGGGTGACGATCACATCGCTATTCATCAGGACCAGGTGCTCAGAGGTTGACGCCATGATGCCCTGATTGGTTCCCCGCACGAACCCCTCATTGCGGACGTTGCGGATCAGGCGAAAGGGCATGGCGTTGTCCTGCAAGAACGCTTTGACGCGGTTGATCTCGCCAACCCCTGAGCCGTTGTCAATCCAGATGATTTGATAGTTGGTCGTATGCTTGCGAATGGCGTCCATGCACTCAATCGTCATGGTTGAATGGTCAACGGTGAGGATGATAATGTCGGTCACTTCCACCCCCAAATCATCCCCTTGGCCTGGCGGTCCTTGATCAGCGCCATGTCGTCGGCCTTCCTGATGCGCCCGTCCCTGTGCGTCTGGTCCATTTCCTCGGGGTGCTCGCAGGGATGGTTGTGCAGGATGACGGCATTCGGGTCCAGGTAGAACAGTTCCTTACCCTCCGCTTTACTGATAGCATCCGTCAGCCAAGTGATCTCCTGACAAGCGAACAGGAAGTAGCCGGGGAAATAGGGCTTCTTCTCGGGATAGCGTTGCAGGAACCGCTGGCCCATGAGTACAACCCCGGCAGGGTGAAAGTGCGCCTGCCCCTCCTGGGTGAACCCGATCACCCCATTGCCACCTGGGAAGCGCTCCCGCATGGACCTGATGGCCGACTCGATGGCCCCGGGCCTGAACTCCATATCATCCACGGCGAACAGCACCGCATCGTCGCACAGCCCGGCCGTCCAGTTGCGGAGAAACACTGATCCGTGGTGCCCCTCAAAGTAGGTGGTCACAACTTGGCTGTTATCCCTGAATGCCAGGTACGTTTCCATGTCACCGTCCACCACAATGCGAACCACGATGCGGATGCCGAACGCCTGGCCGGGGATGGTCGCCAATAGGCGCTTCAGCTTTTCAAGGCGGCCCCTGCTTGGAATGATGATATCAATTTGGCGCATTCTTCCCCCTGAACTTCCTGCTGTGCTGGTTGTGAACGATGATCGGCCTCTCGCACTTTTCCTTTTCATCGAAAATATGACAATACTCTTGCGGCAGGTTCACGAACTTGACCTTGCCGTTGGACCGCTCAATGACTTCCTGCAGGTTCATCTGTTCCTGCTGGCACCTGAACTTATCCTGGGGCCGCTGGTTCTCACATATCCAATCATCGACCAGGGTGCGGATCTCGGGAGTGTTCTTGAAATAGACCGTGCCGCTCAGTAGTTTCTGCCCCCGGTATATTCTCGCCCCCAGGTTGCCGGGGAAGTCATTGAACATCTCGGGGTATTCCCGTATCTCGGCATCGGCATCCACCCAGACAATATCTTTGTCGGGGTACTGATTCATCATGTTTCGCACGAAGCTGGCCTTGAAAAATGTCTCCCGCTGCCAATCGATGTAGGTAAGCGACGTGCGCCCGACCTTTTGCAGGTGATAGTCCAAGCCCAGGTTCTCCAGTTGTTCGCGCAGCCGCATGGCCGATTCCATGTAATCTAGCGTATAAAACGAGCAGACGATGAATTGCCGGCTGGTGCTGGTGCGCTGGGGATGGCCCACAACCCTGCCGAATGGGAAGCACCTGATATTTGAGTTTTGGTTGGCGTTTATCACTTTAATTCCCGCATCCTTGATCTTTTTGGCATTGTCCTCGAACACCTGAATCCATGTGCGCGTCAGGGGATTGCATGAGCCGGCAGGGTAGCCGTTGTGCCAGTGCGTTCTGCCGCCCTCATGCCCCATGTCGTAGCCCAGCAGGATGATCGGGGAGCAGCCCAGCGCCACGGCCAGCATTAGGGCTGAGTAGCCACTGTTGCCCCCGCTGTAAATGCCGCGCTCCAGCGACAAGGAAACGCCCGACCTGCCCAGCCACCTGACCATGTGAATATCAGGCTGGAAATGGTAGCAGTGCGAATCCAGCCACACCTTCAGCCCTTTGAAGTTGTCGTATGCGTCCAGGGATTCCTGGGACATCTTGTTGCGCTGCTCGTGGTACCATTGATAGAGACGGCTGTCCATGGAAAACATAATGTCGGCCCAAGGTACCTTTTCAATGGCCCGATTGACGGCAATGACGCGGCCGGCGCCCTTTAGGATATCCCAATCGAAATTGACCAGGCTCGGCCCGCCGCCGATGACAAAACAGCGCTCACCCTTCCATGCCTGGTCCGGCATGATGTCGGAGAGCCATGGGACGCCTCTACTTGGGGACATTTTCCTCGGCGCCCTCGCCCTCATCACCGCCGAAATACTTGGCCAGGTTCACGCCCTTGCCCTGCATATCCTTCAGTTTGGTAGAATTGTCCATGATAGCCTTCTCCGCATCGGCCTCGTCCGTCACGTCAGGGTTGAACATCATGTAGAATTGCGCCGGGGAAATCAGGCCATGCTTCAGGTCCCAATCGGCCTGAGTGCGCTTGTCCATGGGGTCGATGTAAATGTCCATCTCGGCAAAGTCCACCTTGAACTCAATCTCGGGGATGGCATCGCCGTTGTATGCGTTGTAAACCGTGCGGATCATCTCGTAGAGCTTGGCCTCGAAGTTGCGGAAATATGGGAGCTGCTCCTCGCGGATCTCGCGCAAGCCCCGGTTCTTCATCATCAGCGCCTTGCCGCTGGACGCATCGGGTGAGGCCGAGAACATATCAATGCTCAGGCCGTATGTGCCGAGGAAGGCGTTCATGTCGGCCTTGATCGTCTCATCCATAGCGGCCAGGTCAGCCTGCAGGTCCAGGTAGCCAACCGAAGCGTCGGGACCAATGAGCCGCCACATGACGGTCGGGTCAAAGGCCATCTCGTCGGGGATCTTGTCGGAGTTGCCGGCCACGACATACGGCTGCTTGAAACTCTGCCACTTGAACGAATGGTCCTTCAGCGTCCGCTTCATGCCCGTGACCATCGTGCCGCTGACCAAATCGGAGCCGCCCGAGGGATTCCAGAAGTTGTCGGGAATGGGCCGCAGATGCAGGAACACGAAGGGGATCGCGCCGTAGGGGTTCTTCATGTCGGGGTTGTCCTCGGTCGGCGGCAGGGGGTTGCCCTTCTCGTCGAACAGGAAATGCTTGTCGGCGCTCCAGAACACCCGGCGCGTCTCGGTCTTGAATTCATCGTCGGCATACTCGATGGTATAGTAGACAGCATCGGCCTTCTCAGGGTTCGCGGGGTTCTGCATGACGCTGGTATTGCCGGGGGTGTGGATGTTCAGGGTAATCTTCCCCTTCTCTTTCCCCTCTCCCTTTTCCCAGCCAACCCTGAGCGCAACGTCATTGAGCAGGGAGCCATAGCGGTTGACCTGCTTCATTAGCTCGTCGATCTGCAGGTAGCTGTAGATTTCCGTCAGCGTTTCATTCTCCCCGAAGTCACGGGTTGGGGCAGCCTTGTAAATGACCGATGTTTCGTTCACCACCTTTTTGAGTATGTTCTGCGTGGTGTTGATTTGCAGCTTGATCTTGGGATAGTTCTTGGCGCTGAACTGGCCCTTCAGCTTTTCATCCAGCAGGTCATCCCAATCGTCGTTATAGATGGAGAGGCGGTCATTCGCCGCTTCCCGGCGCTTCTTCTCGTCCTCCTCTTTGGCCTTCAGGTAGTTCCTGAGTACGAAATCAGCCGCTTGGCTGGCGAATAGACTTATCATTTTCCCCTCCTGAATTCGTCGGGAATAAATACCATGCTCCTGTTGAAAGGATGCTTGTGGATCATGTAATATCGGGCGGCATCTATCGGGTGATCGTTCTTGCCGTCCTTCTCGGGCTGATTGCTTATTGCCTTCCCGTCCTTGGCCATCGGGTAGTGCAGCTCGTAGAAAGCTGAAACAACGCTGGCATAGTCACCTGGGCGGCGATGCTTCAGGCTATCAGCAAAGCACAGTAGCCCCCGGTCCAAGCGATTGTCCAACAGCGATATGCCAACCTCGATGCGCGTGAGGCCTGGGTCGCGGGTGTAGCGCAGGGATGAATTTGGGAAGGCGTCGCGCACCCTGGAAATGTCCGTCTCGTAGGTATGCGTGTTCCCGCTGTCTCCGGCAGGGTCACAGGTGATCATCATCGGGTCGCCGTAGCCCCGGGCCTTGATCTTGTCAATTAGATCGTCAATCAGTATGTCCTCGGGCAGTAGGGCGTCGAAGATGATTTCCTTGTCCTTCTCGAATTCGGTGAAGAACAGGACCGCCGGGCGTCGCCTGCCATAGTCAATGCTGATATCGAAGGGGTGCGCCTTCGGGTTGAACTTGAACGGCACAACGAGTTCATCTCTCATTGATTTGAACACGCCACCCGTCATGCTTACCAACTGGCCGCCGATTTCCTGCAAGGCGTACTGGCCGCTGAAGCTGTTCGTGATCATGGCCAAATAGTCGGCCGGCAGGTGGGTGTTGTCCTTGCTGGAAACGTCGCTTATGAGGACGCGCTGTTCGGCCAACTTTGGATTGACCAGCAGATCCTCGACCCAATGAGTGTATATCCAGTTGCGCCCGTTGCCCGTTGTCGTGACGAAGGCCAGGCGCGGGCCGTTGGGATGGCGCAAGCGGCCCAGGATGGTATTGTACGCATCCAGGGAGCTGAACGCGCCCTCGTCGTTCCAGATCCAGCCGATTTCCATGCCGCGAATGTCGGAGTAGTTTTCAAGGGAGCGGAAGAAATGGGAGCGCCCGTCAAGGCTGACGTACTTCTTGTTCTCGTTGAACTCCACATCAACGCCCATGCTCTCCCAGCAGTCCTTCGCCTGGCGCAAAGTGGAATCCCTGAGCTGCGGGTAGGTGTTCGCGCAAATCAGCCCCGGGCAATCGTACTCATTCGACAGCATCATGGCCATGAACGCCCCGGCAAATGTCTTGCCTGAGCCGATGCCGCCGACAAAGGCCGTTTCCTTCACATGATCATCGAATATGGCGCGAAAAAACTTGGATTGATGCG